GAGTACCAAACTCCTGGAAAAAAGCATGTTTAAACGAATGACCGAGTTTGTGACGTAGGCGTTCGTTGAATTTTCGAATAAACCAGGACGGATCAAGCAGAGCCTCGTTATAATACTTTGGGGCGATCGTGATTGTAATAAAAATAGCCTGCAGACTATCAGCCTTACAACGAGCAAGCTCGCGTTCGAGCCGAACGAACCAATCATTACGCTGACGACGCAGACAGTCTTCGCATTTTCCACACGGAACCATAAGCCACTGGCGGGCGATATCCCAGGGACGAAGGGCCAGGGCGGACTTAGCAACATCGGAGCCATCACGACAAGGGTTCTTCTTGTCGAAATAGCGCCGATTACGTATCCATATGGGAGAAGAACAAGGCATTAGAACAAACTTTGAATACAATCAAACTTAGCGTAAGGATTATCACGACGACAACGAGCAAGGTACTCGAACGCAGGAGATTCGTCGGAAAACCAGGCGACGATAATTCGCTTCTTACCGCGGTACATGCCAACGGAATAACGAAGCGGGGAGCCGTTAACAATGGGGGCAAAACTAGGTCTAAAGTCGATGCAATCCATGGTTAAAAAAATTAATTCACAAAACACGAGCCTAAGCGGGCTGCGCTGTTTCGGGCCTCGATCTCGCGTCCGCGATATCATCGGCTCCGGAAACACTTACTCGCCGCGCTCTTAACGGCTCGAAGGGTATATAGCAATGAGGGAACCTGCAGGAGAAGAGTCTCCCACAGGTCCACTGCATCAAAGAACTCTTCCACCAAGCGGGCGGGTCACAACTTTAGTGCCCTTTCCCTTCTTCTTTCGTCGCGCCTTCATCGTAGTTGAGATCAAAATCGAACATGAGAACTATCGTATTGTCAAAAAACTCGACGCCAAAGCCGGGGAGACCTTCACAAGCAGCAATAAGATCAGTAATTTTCGAGTGTTTGACGTAAAGTGAGTCGCTAATATCCGAACTCTCCAAGAAGCGTGCAATAGGAGTGTTCGCAAAAGCGCCGAGAGGAAGTGGATCAAACTGACCATCTTTGAGACGACCTATCTGGACGAGGTCAACCTTGAGGGCCGGACTAACACGCCGGACAACGATATGAATCTGTGTCATAGTAATATAATTTAAAGTTTTACTTGGAATTTAACGCAAAAACGCTCCCAGGCGGCAGACTCTTTGCCCCAAAACTTGACACCTTCAGGTGTCGAAGTAAACAGAAACGAGGAAGTGATAAGGTGGCTTACGCCGAAACCAGAACCATTGAGAGCGCGTCGAATCTGACCGCGAAGGCGTTCACGGAAGCCCGCACGAAGCGAAAAGGCATGCTCGTAATTCGACTTAAAAGCGGTAAATACACCTCGACGAACAAGCCACTCAACGAACATGTACTCTACAAGGTCAATTAACAGATCGTCAGTTCTGGACTTTTTACTTACTTTTTTCATGGTAGTGTGGTTATTGGTTTACGATACAAATATACGGCAAAAAGAATGAGTAGTAAAGTTCAAAAGGTCGGGGAGATTGTTCATTTTGTCATCATATTGCGACGGGTGACTCTCGAGCCTCCAGAATACTCACCGTATTTATCGTAATTTTCTCTACTTTCTTCATAACCGACAGAAACAGGACGCTTCGCGACAGCCGAGCCGGCGATGGCTATGGCGCCAGACAAAGCAGTTCTAGCCATACTATAGCCAAAAGCGTTTTTACTTGATCGGTTTTGAAACCAACGGCCTGAGAGTCCCTGCTCACCTTCCGAGGCGGCTAAGCCCATTAGTCTCTGATGAATCTGGCGACCTGTCATCTTAATCGTCTTGCCGGTAGGTTTGCCCTTCTCATTAACCTCGGGAACGTCGATTTCCGAATCCCAATTAAGGGCGAACCACTCGCGAAGATCAGCCAGATTAACTTTACGTATTTCAGATTCAACATTCAAGACGTCGCCAGAGGCGGCAGATTCGAAGGCAGCAGCATAATCTCGAGCGACCTGTGCAGCATAAACAGAGTCGAAATACTTATCATTGAATCGCTTAATCTGATTCGCTTCCTCGACATGCTTCGCGTACATAGCCACAAAGTCTTGAAATTTGTAAGTAGCCATAAGATCAGCGTACTCAGCATCAGCAGCGTGTATATCAGCAAGAGCACGATTAAGACGAACGAGTTCTTGTACGTTATTAATGTTGTGCTCAAGAGCTTTCTTTTCAAGAGTATCCATATCTTTACGCCATTCAAGGCTGTGCGTATTACCACGCATTAAATCAGCCTCCGCGTCATCTCGATTAGCGGCAGCAGTATTGCGGTCAACCGTAGACTGGGCAATCATATTTTGAGCAATAGAGGTAGGATCAACAGGAGCAAAGCCACCAGGGGCAATCGGGGAGCCGCCGGAGGGACCAGAAGCAGAGGGTGTAGACGCAGAACCTCCTGACATAGTGGCATTTACGCCAACACCGGAAGAGCCTAAAGCGGCGGCGGGGGTTACACCAGCCTTTAAATAACGATCAAAGACCTTCGAAGGATCGTTGTAAGCATTCTCATAATCGAACTGTTTCTGCCAATTAGCGTAGGATAACTCAGATTGTTTTTGCATTTGCTCTAAAGAGTACTTTTGCTGAAGAGCCATTTGTTTTTGCTGATATTTCCACTGTCGGCGGGCATTCATGCCTCCAAAAAGTTGACCGAGCGCGCCAGAAATTAAACCGGTAGTACCAGTAGATGCGGCCGACTGACCAAGAGCCTGGCCAAAGGAAGAGGCAACAATATGATCAGGCATACTATATGTGGGTTAAATTGTTAGAACGAATGATGTAATCAACGCGAACTGTGTCAATATGAACGCCACTACGCTGCATCCTAGCTTGAGCTGAACAAGAAGAGAGAAAAAAGGCAGCCAACGCAGCAATGATAGATGAAACGAGCGTCCAGAAAGCCTTTGATTTATAGAAAGGTTGTTTAGCGTCTGACATGATATTGAAAATTTAAGGGAAGCTACGGTGCCGCACCCTCACTTCGTTCGGGGCGGTTCTCCGAACCGCGAAATGCGACACCTCGCCACAATGGTGTAAACAATTAAATAAAGAACGATAGAAAAATGCGCGGCCTCTCCTGCAGTCGTTACCAATAACCTTCAGAAATTCACGGACTCTTACAGAAGGGGTCCGCGCACGTAGCATATATCTTCAAGTAAAGGATATACTATTTTTCTTCAGAATCGGAAGGCTTTGAGGTAGACTTAGACTTATCTAACTGAGAATCAATAAGTTCCTGTCCAACCTCGAGGCCGTCAAACTTATCCATACGAGAAAAGGAGTTAGGATCGAAATCTATATCAGGGTTGAACTTCTCTCCCTTCTCAAAATCAGAAGGTTCGGCTATCACATCCGGACGACCAGGAAGGACGTCAACGGACCCAGAGCCATTAAGAACGGAAAGGATACGCTGACCACGAGAGATATAGGCGGGTGAATCTTCAAGTAACCAATCAAGTGCCATAAGATCAATATATTAACGATTAGACAAACGGGTTGCAAATGTTTTATTAACTAAGTTCTTCTTCTGAACAGAATACGAAAGGTTAACGAAAAAGTTATCTTCCGTCTTGGAAGCGAACGGAGAGTTTACATTATCAATATCCACGAACAGAAGGGAGTAATACTGATTATAGCTCGCCGACAAAACGCGCTGTTGAACCCAATAAGAATAAAGAGGTACACTGGTAGCAGTACCTTGGAATCGAGACAGCTGACCAAGAACCTCGTCATACGAGGATCGAAACTCGTTAAAACACGGTTCGTAGGCTACGGTCTCCGAGGCCGAAGTAGTTCCGAAACCAAACTGGAACCCAGGAACATCCTGATATCCAATGTCGTTATAGATCGGATTAAAATAATCAGCACCAGTGTAATGGAGATAATCAGGGTAGACGCCTGCCCAATAGTAGACGGGGCGAATACTCAGCATGTCAATCAAATAACCAGGTTCGCGGAAGTAATAGGACTGTCGACGACCAAGGCGATCGTTAAAAGCGATAGCGCCACCTTGCTGTCCAAGGGCAGGCATGGAGTATTGATCGCTTTCGAAATTGTTAGCACCGGCCTGATTCATAACAACCTGAACATTAACGGTCTGTGAGGCGCTAAATAAAAGTTTAGGACGATCAACGTGCTCGATTTTCGATGCAAAGAATGTTTCCAACCAATCGCTATATCGACTACCACCAGCACCAAGCAAATCCTTATATTCTTGAAGACGAGAAGCAATAGCCAACTGTGGTATAGTTGAAACGCCGGTCATAGAAACACCCTCAGAACTGCCGACGGGGAGCAGGCGACTATATCGATCGGGGTTTGAAGGTACAACAGCCATCGGATGAGACACTAAAAACGCCCCAAGCGTAGTGACGGTCGAAGTACCAGGGTTAGTAGCAAATTGATTCGCGGGGCCTGCGGTAGTTAGCGAGGTGCTTCCAGGATAAATAGTAGAAACAGGGTAACCATCTCTGGAAGCAGTAATCGTAGCGCCAAGGTCTGAAAGTAATATCTGGGAAAAAAGATTTCCTCTATTATACGTATTGTTCGACGAACCTACAGCCGAAGGGTAAAATTGGCTTTCATAATAAGCATCAAGATATTCGAGATTTCCGAATCTTTGCGAGAAAAACACCGATTTGTCAGCGAACTGAGGGACATTATACGCAGTACCAGTGCTATTAGGGACGAACCACCAAGTGCTGGGCCAAGCAAAAGAGTAAAGTCCCCACTGGGAATAACCATAGTAATTGCGGACGATATCCCAATAAGCAAGATAAGAATCGGCAGTGCACCAACCTAAGGGATATCCCAATTGAGCGGTCGTAAGGTTCGGCGACATAGGAACGTTACTAGAAGTTGTTGCCGGGATAGAAGCGGGAATAATGCGTAACCAACGAAGCAACGAGTTGGAATAGGGATAGTTATTGTAAGTGAATGCGTAAGAAGCGGTTGACGAAGCGGCAACGAAGTTCAAGCTCAAATTATTCATATCAAACTTACTACTATTCGTCCTCAACTCAGGGTGATACAACTGAAGCGGCACCCAAAAACGATGCAAACGAATGGTGTAAGGATTGAATGACGGAACGGCGAGCGAATTGCTACGAACGTCGATGCCTTGCTCAATGGATACGCGATCTCGAGCATTGATAAAATCGATCCGCACCGGATATAAAATACCTGGTGTACACGTAAACGCCTTACTCTCGGGAACGTCGTATCGAGAATAACCGTTTACGGCATGCGAAATAAAAGGTTGTTTTCCCATAAATTAAATGTTTAGTTGAAGTTTATAGTGATCTCTCCAAAATTGAAGAATGTCCAAATCCAGCCACGTTGGAGGATCGAAATCAGGCATCTTGTGAGAGGAGGCGGAAAAACGCATTATTTGCTTTTGCTCCCACGTATAGCTCTCTCTACGGGATACGGAGGAATTGAGGTTGAACCGCTCAACACACAGAGACACAATACGCTTAACCAGAGGAGACTTGCTAAAACGTGAATAAGCATCAGCAGCGGCAACCGAGCGAATAACGTCGTCTTCCGGTTTAAGGTATCTAAGATAATATCGAGGAATCGAGTAATTATAATTGATACGCTTCTCAATATCAAAATAAGACCACGACGAGACACGAGAAGAAGGACGAGGCATATAACCAAGAAAGTCACCAACGCCAGCAGATACGAATTTTCGCGTATAACGGCGATGTTGGAGGAGGCAAGATAAAGGTGTAAGGTTTCCATTTACGGTAACATATTTATCCGAAATTTCATCGGGGTTGAATTGAATTTGCTTAGTGACGTACTTAACGCAGTAACGAGCACGCTTGTGGGTTGCTTTCGCTAACCAAACAAAACCAAGGTCTCGAACAGCAGAACGAATCGTGTTATAGAGGACGTTTGTGCCAAATAAGAAGCCATGAAAATGCAATCGAGGCTCACTTCCTGTTTCTGGATGAGTACCAAACTCCTGGAAAAAAGCATGTTTAAACGAATGACCGAGTTTGTGACGTAGGCGTTCGTTGAATTTTCGAATAAACCAGGACGGATCAAGCAGAGCCTCGTTATAATACTTTGG